GGCGGAGCCCGCCGCCCGCCGGGGGACCGCCGTCCATGAAGCCTGCGCCCTGATCGACTATGGCGAGACACCGGAGGAAACACCGGAGATCGCTGGGTATCTGAAAGCCTACCGCCGTTTCCTGAAAGACTACCGCCCGGACTGGGAGCTGATCGAGTACCCTATGGGGAATCTGGAATTTGGTTACGCAGGAACGCTGGACCGATACGGGACGCTCTATGATGGCCGCAGCTGTATCCTGGACATCAAGACTGGCCAACTCCACGGCCCATCTCTCCGGGCCCAGCTGACAGCCTACCAAGAATTGATGCCCCTATGGCATAGTACCCCGGATTATCTCTATGCTCTGAAACTCTCCAAGGATGGAACCTATGAGCTCACGGAAGTCCGCTATGACCTGGAACTGCTGAAAATCTGTCTGTTCATGAATCAGGCAGTGGAAAGGAAGAAACGCGCATGAGTGAAGAAATGATGCTCTACAGCTATAACGCCGCCCCGCTGGCGGTCCAGCGGAAGCCCCGCTCGGGGAACTATGAGATCTCCGTGTTCGGCTGCCAGCCGGAGACCCTGCGCCGGGGTATCGATTTCGGCGTCATCCGCAAGAAGAACGGCGAGGCCATGACGAAAAATCCCACCCTGTTCAAGGCCGGCGCCGAAAAAGTTGCTGTAGCCTATGGCCTCTGCCAGCGATACCACATGGAGAGCAAGATCGAAAACCCGGAGAACGGCTTTTTCTTCTATGCCGTCCGCTGCGACCTGGTGAAGATCGTGGAAGGCAAGGAGTACATCATCACCAGCTCCTATGGTTCTGCCAACACCCGGGAAGGCCGCACCGGAACTCAGTCCCCCTACGACGGCGCCAACAGCGCCTTAAAGATGGCCCAGAAACGGGCGTTGGTCTCCGCCGCTCTCTCCCTGGGCTGCATGTCCGACAGCTTCACCCAGGACATCGAGAGCGACACGGAGGACGCGGGAGCGTACTTCACGGACAAGGACCCGGAAAAGCCCATCACCCCCGCCCAGGTCAAATTCTTCTATACCTGCGCCAGCCGCCACGGCCTGACAAAGCAGGAAGCCAAGGACTTCTTGAAATCACACGGCTACGACAGCGCCAGCAAGATCAAGTCCGGCGACTTCGATGCCCTGGTGGACGCCCTGCAAAAGGAGGACTCCTGATGTTTATCAATGGCATTACGGACTATGACCGCAGCGGCAAGGAGGTCGGCTCCATCTCCGTCCGCGCCTATGGCCGCAAGGATGGAACCGCCGCTTTCCTGACCTTCAAGGGCTGGGGACATCTGGCCCGCCAACTGTCCGTTATGGTGAAGGGCGACCGGGTCATCGCCGCCGGACGGCTGGAGAGCCGGGAATACAACGGCAAAACCTATACAGACCTGATAGCGGACTATGTATGGCCCACAGAAAAGGAGTCCCACTTCCCCATCCAGAGCGGCGGCGTCAACGTTTCAGCCGCAGACTTCGCCGAGATCGGCGAAGAGGACGGCGAACTGCCGTTTTAAGGCGGGTGAACTGCTTGGAACGTGACCAATTTACCTTTTATCGCAGCTTCTGGGAGGCGTTAAAAGTGCTTCCGAAGAAGGACCGGCTTCCCTTTGTGACGGCGATTTGTACTTATGTGTTCGAGGGAGAAAGCAAGTCATTAACAGGACAGGCATCCGCTTCCTTTTTGCTTGTAAAACCGATACTTGACAAAGCAAGCAAAAAGGCAGCAAACGGGAAGCGAGGCGGAAGCAAACCGAAAGCAAACCGGAAGCAAACGGAAAGCAATATAGAGGGAGAGATAGAGGTAGAGGGTGAGGTAGAGAGAGAGGAAGAGAATGAGAACGATAGTTATATACCCCCTACCCCCTCTGCAACGGAAGGGGCTGCCAAAAACTATTGGGGGTTTGACCAGTTCTGGGATGTTTATCCCAAAAAGTCAGCCAAGAAAGACGCTTTTGACGCTTGGAAACGGGTAGACCCGGATGAAGGGAAGGTAAAGCGGATTCTGGAGGCTGTGAAACGGCAAAAGCTGTGGCCGCAGTATTCCGGGGAGAACGCAAGGTATTTTCCAAGCCCGTCGAAGTGGCTGGATGGCGGGTGCTGGGATGACGAACCATTAGCCGGGGAGGAGGACCCGTATGCCAAGTTTACCTGATGTCTCCGCCTGGCTGCTCTACGACGAGACCGCCATGGACACCCGGAAAACGCTGTGGTTTGTGGCGGACGCCCAGGATGTGACAGCCCTGGACAACCAGAACGCCGTTTGCCTTGCCTACGGAGCGGGCTTTGAGAACTTCCGGGATGCTGAACCATTCTTGAGTGCCTTCCCATCTGTGTTTTTGGCTCTGTCCGACCGTGATACGGCCGAAGCCGTGGCGGACGCACTCAAAGAATACGCGCCATCTGTGGCTGTGCTGCTGCCAAAGGAAGGGGCCTTCGGGAAATGTTCCCGTATCCGGGACGTGCTGGCTTCCGGCGGGAGAAAGGCCGTGGATCATCTGTTGCTGGGCGCCGTGGAACAGCCTATGGACGGCCTGCTGGACCTGGCAGACGTGGAGCGGAGAGACCCCAGCGCATCCGTCGCCGTCATGTCCGGTCTAAAAGCACTGGACCAGTCCATCGGAGGCTTTGCCCCATCGGAGCTGTCCGTGTGGACTGGAAAGCGCGGCAGCGGCAAGTCCACGCTGCTGTCCCAGCTGCTTCTAAACGCCATCGACCAGGGCTTCCCGGTCTGCGCATACTCCGGGGAGCTGTCGGCCTGGCGGTTCAAGCAGTGGGCTATGCTGCAGGCTGCCGGTTCCGGGCATATCGAGCCGAAGCGGGACCCGGCGTCCGGGAAGCTGTATTACTACACGCCGAAGGAGATCGCGGACCGGATCGACGGTTGGTGGAAGGGGAAGTTTTTCCTGTACGACAACCGGGTGGCCGGTGCTGGGGACGAGGACAGCATCATTTCCGTGTTCGAGTATGCCGTTCGCCGGTTCGGCTGCTGTGTATTTCTTGTGGACAACCTGATGACCGCCCGGTTCAACGACCAGAGCGATAAGGACTTCTACCGGGCGCAGAGCCGGTTCACGGGGCGGCTGGTGGAGTTCGCCAAGAAAAACGAGGTGCATGTGCATCTGGTGGCACACCCCCGGAAGGGCGACAACGACAAAAAGAAGCTGCTGACCGCGGACGACATCGGCGGGTCGGCGGACATCACAAACCGGGCGGACAACGCCTTTTCGCTGGAACGGATGGAAGAAAAGGATATCGCGGCCTATGGGTATGACGCCGGGCTGAGCATCCTGAAGAACCGGTCCTACGGCTCCACAGCCAACATCCAGCTGGTCTATGATGCCCGGTGCCGCCGGTACACAAAGAAGGGAGAAAGCGATGGAGTCTATGGCTGGGAACGCTGACTGGGCCGCCTATGAGCGGGAGAAGAAAAAGCTCCAGGGATTGCCGTCGGACGAATACGAGGCAGCCCTGAAAGAGCTGGCAAGGAGGATGGGGATTTGATTTTTGAAATTCCGTATCCGCCTACTAGAAGGGGAAAAGCGGCCTGGAACAAGCGGTTTGGCCTGAATGCGTATTATGCCGGGAAACATTGGTCACAGCGGAAGCGGGACGCAGAAGAACTCCACTCTCTGGCGCTGTGGTCCATGAAAAAGGCACATATCCGAAAACAGTTCGTCAGAGGTCCTGTCGAAGTCATTTTCCGCTGGAACGACGGCCTGGACGTGGACAATCACGCCGCCATGGGCAAGGCATTTTTAGACGCCATGAAAGGCTACATACTGCCGGACGACAACCGGGAATGGGTGCGGAAAGTGTCCCATGAATTTTGGGAAAACGATAGCATACAGGTGGAGGTAAGGCCCTATGGGCGAACTTGAACAATATCTGGTCCCCATCCGGCGGTATTCGGCCAACCCCTGCATGGATTGCTGCTTCCCGATCAGCCAGTGTCCATGGTTGCGTGAGGAAAAGCCAGTACCGGGCTGGACGGCCAAGAAACGGACGTTCATTGTTGGGAGAAACCGGGGCGGGCGGAAAACATGGGTGACTACATACGCCATCGAGAGCTGCCCGCTGGAAAGGAAGAGAGCATGATGGATGATACAAAGCGCGCCCTGCTGGGCGACCATGAAGCGGCCAAGCGGCTGACAGATGCGGGGGTGTTGCTGCCGTGCTGGAGATGTGGTGGACAAGCCCGCATAGAGGATTGGGCGTGTGGGTACGAAAACGGGACCACAATCGAATGCATGACTTGCCATGCCGTTGTATGTGAAGGTATTGAAGATGGGAATGGATGGCACGAAAGGGCTATCCAAGCCTGGAACACCCGCGCACCGATTCTGAGCGCGGATGAGATGGAGATGCTGGAGGGGATGGAATGAAGAACCCGGGAGAATATGTTGACATTGGGGACCCAGCCTTACAAGTCAGAACAGACGAGGATGGAAACACCGTAGCCTCTGCAACGATACAGGCGGTTGTCCTCTGGAAAGAAGATATCAAAAACTACATCATGGACGAGATCATCAAGATGTGCAAGGAGCGCGGAATTACGGACCTGTATGTGCTGAACCGGGATTTCATCTTGTCGGCCATCAGGGAGAAGATGGAAAGGGAGGCCCAACTATGAAGCTGGAAGAAGCGATAGTCTATTTTGAGTCGTTGCTGAAACGCTTTGAAGAAATGCACGAGACCGAAACATCCTACTGGGGAAAGGTACACACTGAAACAACCATAGAGGCTATACGTACTGCCCTCACCGCCATCCGCCCCGTCAGCCGGGAGCAGGTGGAGAAGATGCGGGGGGAGTGGAATTATAGCCACACAACCGAAATAGACCACTTTGCTGTTGTTAAATGCTCAAAGTGTGGGCACGAAGCATTTGCGATAGCCCTTTATGTGAAAGATGAAAATTTCTGCCCCCACTGCGGCGCACCCATGACGGACGAAGCCGTGCAGATGGTGATGGAGAGATTGGAGGCGCTGAAAGATGGCAGAGTTTGATTGCAAGAAGTGCCTGCACGAAAAGGTATGTGCGCTGTGGGCGAGCCGAGAATCGCAGGACGCAAGCTGTTTCTGTACGGATGGGTGTGATTACTTCACGCCCACCCTCACCCCGCCGAACGAGCCGCTGACGCTGGAGGAACTGCGGGAGATGGACGGGGAGCCGGTGTATCTTATCGTCGATGATCAGTATGAACCACTTAAAATGTGGGCGTTGATTGAAGTGGTGGAAACGGCCAACTGCGTAATTCTCACCAGTAATCTTGGGGGCAGAAATGAATATTACGACAACGATGAGATGAAAGATGACGGAGTCACTGCCTACCGCCGCCCGCCGGAGGGAGAAGCATGAAAGGGCACTATGAAATCAGGGCAGACGGCCAGAGAGCAGATGTGCCGCCATGCAGAACCTGCAGGCACAAAAACAAAATGACCGTTGAGGCCCCGTGCTATAACTGCATTGACCCTGTGGCATTGGCACTGCATAAGCCAAATGCCGGGACGGATTTTGTTTACTACGAGCCGGAGGGAGATGAGGACGCATGAAGCACAATTGGGAAAGAGATGAAAATGGCAATATCAATGAATGGGCCTGGGAGGCTGGATTCCATAATGGCGTATTTTGCGTAGATTGCGGCAAAAGCGTTTGCGTACACTGCAACCCAGACTATATGGAGCTTGACGATTGTACAGGCCCTCAAAAATCAAAGGTCATCACCAACGCGGACCGTATCCGGGCCATGAGCAACGAGGAGTTAGCGAAGTGGCTCGAATACGAGGGTGGAGGAGCGTGCGCAGAGGTTTGCGGATGGCTCGACTGGCTCCAGCAGCCAGCGGAGGAGGACACCTGATGGACTACGAAAAGCTGATTGAGCGGCTGAAACATGACTACCACGGGTACAGTACGGTGGAGAACAACCCGGAGGAGACGTTTCATGATATGGTGGAGTGCTTGACCGCCCTCTCCACGCTCCAGGCCGAAAACGAGAAGCTGCGGGAAATGTATCAGAAAGAAAAGGCGGTTTGCCATGCTGTGCAGGCCGAGCTGGAAAACTACCGCAAAGGCCATTGCGCAGAGGGCGGATGCGCCGCGGAGAAAGACCGGGATGCTGTACTGGCCGAGCTGGAACGGGTAAAACGGGAAAGGGATGCGGCAGTAGAGGACCTGCACAAACTTTGCCCCGCATGGAAGTGGGACGGCGAGGAGGGCTGACATGAAAAAGCGTAAATACTACCGAAAGTGCGGTATCTGTGGGGAACGGCATGAGCAGAGCGAGATGGTGAGAGATGAATGTTCTCCCACTGGCTGGATTTGCTTTGACTGTTGCATGGGCGTACACCCGGAGTATGAGGAGGACTGACATGGAACGGTTGACAACATATAGAGCAGATGGAAGAGCAGCTATCGCTAATAATGACGGAGCAACGCCTCTTCAGCAGACAATGAAAATTCCGAATATTATAGACCGCCTCGCAGCTATTGAGGACATCCTGGGCGACGAGTACGACTTGGAACGGCTACGGAATCTGGTAGAGGCTGATCGGGAGGGGTGAGCATGGAAAGATATACATACTTTGACGGTGGGAAATGGCGGCTCAAAATCGGCGATACAGAATACAGCGGAAAAGCCGTTGACCGCCTCGCTGCCTGCGAGGACACAGGGCTGGAGCCAGATACAATTTCAAAAATCCGTGATATTGTTCTGGATATTTCGGGAGACCTTGACCGCCTCCGCGAACTGGCCCAGGCGGACAAGGAGTGCATTTCACCGTGTACATTTTGCAGGTTCAATCCTCCGTCAAGTGGTGATGGAAAACCGTGCTGTATGTGCCCGGCTGTGGCCGCACTACGGAGGGAGCAGGATGGCTAAATTAAAGAAATGCCCGTTTTGCGGGAGTGACAATGTAGCGTTTACACCGGATGAAGAACAACTCTTAGAGGACACTACAACGGGCTTTATTTGGTGTCATGGGTGTGGTTTTTCCAGCGACAGTTTTTATAGCGAGGAAATAGCTGCAGAAAAGTGGAACCGGAGGGAGCAGGATGGCTGATATTTTGACAATCATAGCCGCTGTGGAATGGATAGCCTTGGGCATTCTTACCTTTTGGAAGCTTAGGGGATGGAACAAAAAAATGGATGAACTGTACGAGGATATGAAGAATTGGGCGGTGGACGAATGAAGGAGTACATCGAGAGGGCGGTTGCTGTCAAGAAATTTGAGAACTATCGCCGTGATTGCGAAGAAGAAAACGACGAAAGAGCTGCACAGATTTTTGAGGATTGCGTATCCGAACTTATGGCTATCTCCGCCGCCGACGTTGCGGAGGTGCGGCACGGGAGATGGGTTAGAGACAAATGGCCGAGCGGAACACACAAATTGATCTGTAGTGAATGCGGAGAATGGAGCGGTAAAAAGTCAAGATACTGCCCTTCGTGCGGCGCTCGCATGGACAAGGAGGACGAGCATGAGCAGTGAACTATGGCTTGGCTATGTGGCCGGTGCGCTGACCTTCGGCTGGCTGTTGCCATGGATTGGGAGGAAGATCAAATGAAATTTCGGAGTAAGACGGGGGAAGTGCTTGAAATTCTGTCTAAATGGGACTTTTTCTATGGGCAACGGGCCGGGAGAGAGCTTTGGGCAGATAAGCCAAGAGACGTACAAGACCAAGACATAGCCGATTTTAGCCGGGATATGGAGACGATAACAAGCTGGGTCCACGAAGCCGCCCGCCTGATGGGCTATGAGGCGGTGGAGGATGATGAACCACGCACTTGTTTTAACTGCATTGGGTGTGAAATTGAGAAGGACTTTGATCCACAGGAAGGGTGCAAAAATTGGGTGAAAAGGAAGGAGGCCAACATGGACAAGCCGAGAATTTGCGAGGTGCTGGGGGTTGAAGTTGGTGAAAAATTTACCATTGCGGATACTGACTATTGGATTGAAAAGAATGGAGCGATATTTTCAGATGGAAACCAAAGAGATTTAGTAGGAGTCAGTCTTATCTGTGATGTCGTTAACCACCCCGACCGCATCATCCGCAAACCCCGCTGGACGGAGCAGGAGGTGGAGGACGCAAAGGCACTTGCGAGAGCATTTAGTCCAGATTTCAAAGTATATAGAAAAGACAATTTACATCTTCTCATCGGAGGGGGAATTTGTATTAACACAGATACGTTCCCAAGCGTTAAAATCGGCCAGTCCGTCACCCTTGACGAGATCATCGGAGGTGCCCAATGATTTCCTTGAAATGCCCTGATTGCGGGTTCTTTTTCAGCATAGATTTTCCTGACGATATTTCCGAGGAGGAGCGGAAGGAAATATGCACTTGCCCATGCGGTTCTATGATGGAGGAAGTCCCTTTTAGCATGGATTATATTCCAACAATCGGAGGTGCCCAATGACCAGAGAAATCCTTTTCAAAGCAAAGCGGCTGGATAATGGAGAGTGGGTAGAAGGACACTATGCTTTCGATGAATGTGCATTAATCATTCAAAGCTTGCAATATAGGCTGGAAAATGAACGGCCAAATTTTGTAGAGGTATATCCTGTCATTCCCTCCACGGTCTGCGAGTGGACGGGGCTCATTGATAGAGACGGTACGAAGGTGTTTGAGGGGGACCGGCTGTTTGACCCACATGAAAAAAGAACTTTTGTGGTGGAGTATGATCCACTTGAAGCCGGGTTCACCTTGGAAAGCAATGATGGACGGTATGTAGATTTTAACCGTGTGCCGTATAGTAAGATCATCGGCAACATCTACGACGGGGAGGGAGGACGGCATGAGGAGGTCGTTGGAGGTGCTGGAAATGCCTGACTGGACCCGCATCCCCGCTCCCATTGAAGCGGAGCAGGACCGACGGACCATCTGTGGCCTGCTGGCGGCTGTCGGGTTGACCGTCCGCATCGTCAAGGCCCGTTCCGGCACCAACAAGTCAGCTCCATTCAAGAAGTACATCGAATACCGGGAGGAATGAGAAAAGGCCCCGCCGTCTGGCGGGGCTTCTCTTATGCGTAGGGGTTCCTCTTCCAGCTTTTATTGATGATGTGCCAGAGGTCTGACTTCTGTTCCCGGCTGTAATCCTGCTGGTCCAGATACGCCCGGGCTTCCGCCTGGGAAATGCTTCCGTTTCCATTTGCATCCAGCCCATTCTTCATGTCCACATATTGTTGAACCGTTAAGCCGGATGCAACCGCCTGCTTTGTTTTCTCATAAGCCGTCCCAGACATGATCTCGGCGCCGTACTGATGATAGAGAGCCAGGTATTCCGCCGGAGATATGCCAAGATCGTTCTGCGCTGTCTCTGCGTTGTTTACCCATGCCGGAACACTGTCGGCTCCCAGAATCGTTTTCTTTGCCCGTTGGCTGGCGTAGTCATTACAGAGGTCCAAAAGCTCCGTCTTGGTAGTATCATTCGCCCTCTTGTATGCGCTGCTGCCCATCATGGAGGACAGCGTAGTCAGTGCGACGGCACCACGATCCCGCAAGTAGTCCTGCCGCTCCTCATAGGTCAGAGCTTTGCTGTGTTGGTTCCCATCCTCGTCTGTATAAGACACCTCAGAAGGCGCGCTCTTGCTGGGATAGAACGAGGTATCTCCCGTCCGCTCACGAAGCGCCTCCATCCCCTGGGAAACTTCGCTCTGGTTGTAAGTATTGACTCCCAGCGGATTCAAAAGTGCGTTTAGTAAACGGTCCGCCGTACCTCCCTGATATAGCTTTTCCTCCCCCAGTGGGTTGACAGACCCCGGTAGTGTCTCCCTCAAACCCGGGATGCTGTTCTTCATGCTGTCCACAACCTGCTCTCCGAGCGTATCCCCGGAATAGGTATTGCGGGGTCGGTCATCCAGCCCACGGGCCGTAGACCGCAGAATGTTTGGGATCAGGGAAGAAGCCACTGTGTTTGCGCCCTCCTGCAGTAATACCTCCTGGGGGTCCTGTCCATATTTGATGATGTCCGTTGCCGCATTCCCAATGAACTGCATCACCGGAAGCTCCGCAGTTGCATCCATAAAGGATTTCGGCACAGCATTAAAAGAAGCAACGATGGGGTTCCCTTCACTCTTTGCTATCTCCGTCCCCAGGTTCATCAACAGGTTCAGCGGCTCGATGGAGGAAAGGTCGATCAGGGTGTCTCCGCTCTGCCATTCTGTGCTTCCGCCAGACAAAGCCCGTTCCGTTGCAGAGATATTCAACTGGGTCCCCGTGATGCCCTCGCTGGAATTCAGCGCCGCCACGTCCGGATCATCCTCGTCCCCTGCCTGAGACAGAAGCCCCGACTGGGCCAAAAGCATAAATCCGTAAGCAATGGCGGTTCCGGTGAGGCCCCGGGTAGTGTCAGAGACGGCCCGGGCCTGTGCAGCCGGGTCCACATTCTGACCGCTGACAGCCTGCGCCACGGTTTTACCCATCTCCACAATACCCTTGACAGCGTTCGCGGGAGAATACTCCAAACCGCGAGATGCCAGATTTCCGGCTACCCGAGTAAACGGCGCCACAATGTCACCAGCTCCGAAGGCATGGACTGTACGGCCGCGGATGCTCCGTCCACTGTCACCAATGCCAGCAACCATATTCAGTACATCATGTACCTGCTGGATCGCAAGAGAAAGTTTGCTGTCATCCTGGAACGTCCGGTATCGTGCAAGCGCGTTAGCTTGGTTCTGTGCATAGTCCTTATCAGTAGTCTTGATCTTCCCCTGGTCGACCAGCGCCTGGGTCCGGCTCGCATTGCTGCGGGCAAGGCCCTTGTAGAATTCGTCTGTAGCATTCAAAAGGTACGCTTGGTTCCGCTCCAGCATGGACATTACACGGTCCACAAAGTTTCCGCTGGCTTTGAAGGTCCGGCGGCTGCTGGTGCCGTACCGGCTCTGATTACCGCCCATGTCTACGTCCATGGTGATTTCTGCAATCGCCATTTGCATCGCCTTAGCTGCCTGCCCCAGATTGGAACGCTCATAGGCCACGCTGCGGGTCCCTGTTACTCTGGACAGCGCCATATCCAGCAGGGCCGCCCCCTTCATGGAAAGCGCGTCCAGGCCGTAGAAAGACGTGTTTCCGGTGATGTTCTTCACCGCCGTTTTGGGGTTGGACAGCATGTTCAGGATTTGGATAGTCTTGATCTTCTGGCCCATGTTGGCCGGTGTGGAATCGGTGCTGAGCGCAGAAGTGGAAGCATAGGCAAACTGCTTCAACTGGTCGAATGTCAGGGAGTCCAAGCTGCTGTTTGCAACCGCGGTCATAATCCGGCTCTGCCGACCGGTTAAGCCATTCAAAACGCCCCGCTGCTGTGCAACGTTCAGGATAATGTCTTTCAACTGCTGCGGCTCTGTGGCCTGCTCGATCTCCGTATCCCACTTCACAATCCGTTGGAAGGTGCTGCGCTTCTCCTCTTCGGAAAGATTGGAGTTTTGCAGATTGTCCCACGCCTCCAGCTCCGAAGATTGGCCGTTCTGGTTGTCTCGGCGGCTCCACTTGGCGTTTGCCTGAACGCCCTGACCAGTGGCAGTCTCATGCTCCCGCATGATCCGCAGGAAGTCCGTATATTCCTCAGAGGGGATCTCCAGATTTGCGGACTTCCCTTGCAGCTCCTGCTGGATCATCCGGGCGGCATCCATCTGGGGCGCATTCCATGCCGTCGCATCATCTAGGGACTGCACCAACTCATGAAAAGCCGTCTCGTCAATGTCTCGCAGGAAGGTCCGCTGGCCGTCCCGAACGGCGTACACCAGTTCTTCTGCCAGATTGAGAGAACGCCCTTCTGTTTGGCTTTCATACCGGAACAGCTTGGCATAGTCCTCCCGTGAAAGGCCGGTGGCGGCTTCTTGATATTGATTATACGGCATGGACTCCGCAAGGCGGCTGGTCCTCTCCTGCCCTTCCATGCCGGGGGTGGTGAAGCCCCGCCGGGCGCTGCCCAGGTTGTCATAGGTTGGCGGTGCCTGTGTGTCTCCGGTTTCCTGCCAGGTATCCCCAAACAGCATTTGCGCCAGAATGTCCGAATTGACATTTTCCGCGCCGGGTGCTATAGTAGTATCAGAAGCAGGAACCCCTCGGGAGGCCCGCCCGTCTGTCACGGTGTCGACAGTGCCCGGTGTTGTTCCTGCACCATCCCCCGCGTCTACTACGGTATCGAGGTCACCCGAAAGGGCAGAAGTTCCGTCTGGTGTAGATGCGGGGGATTCGTCATTTCTAAAGATGACGTCTCCATTTGCATCCACTACCTCGTGAAGATAGTAGCGGTTGCTGGCGCTGTCCTTCGTGACGATGACACCTAAGTAAGTAGGCTGCCCCCGGTAGGTAATTGGCGCTGCGAAAGTGTAGGTATCATAGCCGCGCCCTTTCCAGTTCTGTTGATAGTCAATTTGCTGGCCGTTTCGGATTACATCCGGGACGGCCGCAAATGTCTCGATTTTGGAAGGGCCTGTCCCATGTCCGATCATGCTGGACTTGATTCTCCCCCTGGAGAATAGAACATCACCAAAGCCGGGCCGATTGACCTTATTCCCAATCGCATTGACAAAAGAGGAAAGCCGATCCACCAGTTTTCCATTTCGGGGGATTTCTGTCCCAGTAACCTCGGCAACCGGATTCATGTTTTGGATATGCGGAATAGACTGACGTACACGGCTAACAAGCGTTGGCTCCAAAAAGCCTGTAGTACCCTCTGCGGCCTCCTGTGCCTGGGTGGTGGAAACGGGTGCAGTTTCCGTTTGCGCCGCTCCTGTGGCATCTGTGGCCCGACGCTGGACATTTTTGGCGCTTCTGCGGCCAATGCTTCCAGCAGCTCCAAGCGCACCACCCAAAGTGCCTCCAATCAGGCCTTGATAAATGGTGTCTGCCAGATAGTCCGGGTCCTGATATTGCTGCAGGGCGTTTTTATCATAGGTGATCTGTTGCAAAACAGGCTGCACCAGTGCTTCCACGACTTCCTCGCCACCTTCGCTCAATGCGGAAAGGACCGTTTGTCCAGCCGCACTCTGGCCCAGGCGTCCGGTTGCTTTTGCGATAGCATTGTCCAGAACACCGGAACCAAAGGTCCGTCGAAGCGGAGCGGCCACGTTGGCGATCTTCTCTGTCGCTACACTGAGTGCCGCGCTCCCCGCGCCATAGGCCACCTGCTGCCCCAGCGTCGCTCCCTCCTGCCGTGCTTGCTGTGTCCCGGAGCCAAAGCCACGGACAGCCATTGGAACAAGCGCACTCCCTCCAGCGAGAGCCGCCAGAAGAGCGTCGCCCGCCAACTGCGTCCCGGCCACACCCACGTCCACCGCGAACTGACCGACACTTCCAAGCCCTTCCTTTGCCTCCGCGATGTTCTGTGCCGACTGGGCCGCAAGACGGTCCGCCGTATCATACACGGACTGCGTGGCCCGTGCAATGGGGGCGTGCTGATTCACAGCTGCGTCACGGTATCCGGTAGAACGGCTGTCTGCACGGGAGGCAAGCATCTCCAACTGCTGCCGCATGGATGCTGTGATAGGTGTTCCATCATCCAGCGTCCCACGCTCCAACATCTCACGGTAGTGGGCTGCATTCTCTTCCTCCTGGTTGGCCCGCCGGGTGTAGGAGCTGCCAGCAGTATCATAAGAACGCAGCAGGTCCAGGAAGGTCCCGCCGGTACTCGTAAAGCCCGCCGCCGTTCCCTGTGCAGCGCCTTTGAGCATACTCCCACCGCGGGACGCCTCCGGTGTGGAGATCACCTGCCCGGTGGTGCTGTCCACCACTTCGCTGATGTGCCCGGTGTCTCGCATCAGGATATTTAGAAGCGTATCCGGCTTCGTCTTTTCTTCGGCAACTTTCCGCTGAGATTTTGCCGAGCTGTTGATCTTGCCGGTAATGGTATTCTTTCCAGCCTTTGTTTTCGGCTTGGTCGTAATCGCCTCAACATTCGGACGACTTCTTACCGGATCAGGGTCATACGTCAGTGTCTCACCTGTGCTGATCCTTTTAAATGTCGGCATGGTTTCACCCCTTTAGTCAGACAATGCAATATCATATCTTGCAAATAACTCAGCCAGCTGTTGTTTTTGATAAGTAGAAAGAGAGTTCCATCGATTGTTTACATTCCCCAAAGCGGCATTTTCATTACCGGATGCCAGCTGCGCCGCCAAAGATTTCCCTAATGCGTTAAATTCGTTTGGAGAGATTCCGCCTCCGCCGAGTTTCCCAGAATCAACGGCATTTTTGATGGTTGTATCCCGGTCAGCTTTATGGAGGTTGCCGGAAGAAGATACCGTTTCCTGTTCATTTTCGTTTAACATATCCACATCAGAACTTCTTCCAGAGCTTCCCCGCCCGCCGCCCGAACCGCCAGTAGACATTGCAGCAAGCCGCATATTCAGCGCGTCGGCTGTGGAAATCCCAGCCTCATTCAGAGTGTTGGTGTCCGGCATCACGCCCGCCGCCAGCATCGTCATCGCCAGATTATAGGCATATTCCCGGTTCTGTGCCGAAAGGCTGTCCTGATACTCCTGCTGGGAAGCGTCAAACTGCTGCTGCCACTGGCTGTTTCCAGCGTTGAACTGCGCTTCCCAGTTGGCCTGCTCCTGGGCAAGCTGTGCCGTCTGCATGGCGGCGTTGTCCTGCCGCACATACTCATTGTACAGGGCCTGGGCCATCTGGTAATTCCCTTCCGCCTGCGCCTGCACTGCCGCGTTGCGGTATTCAATCGCCAGCTGCTGCTGTTGCAGGGCGTTTTCCGCAATGGCATCAGACTCCTTTGTGGAGATGTCCGTGAGGTTGCTTTGCAGCACAGCGGAGTTTGCAAGAGCCGCCTGCCCGCTGGTTCCGGTGTTCAAGCCTCGTGCGTTTGCGTACTCATTAAAGGCCATCCGGGCAATATCATTCTGAGACGCCGCTTCATTCCGGGCTCCCTGGTAAATGCCGGGAATTTTCTCCGCGTCCGCCTGCAGGCCTGCCAAATTCTGTTCGTATGCCGATTTCAGGGCCGCCAGCTGTGCATCTGTGTAGGCTTTGTACATGTCATTCAGGTATCCGGAAAGGTCCGTCGGCTGGAGAGAGTCATAATAGGAAGAGTCTCCGCCTCCGGAATATCCGCCCCCACCATACCCCTCCTGTTCCCGTTCCTGCCTGTTTTTGACATTGATGGCCTTTTTCGCATACCCATTATCATCGTAGGTATATTCATAGTCTCCCTTCGTGACCGTCTGCCCAGCCAGTCCCTCGTTTCTGGACATATCCGGTCTGGTTTTCCCGCGGATAGACTCCTCTGCAGCTGCCATATCAATTTCACCTCAATTTCAAAAAAAATAAGCGCCAAAGCCCGGATCACTCCGAACTCTGGCGCTGAACGCTCTAGCTTGTTATCAAGTTGTACAACAATTATACAACAAAAGAGGCCGCTATGCAAGCGGCCCCCTTGTTTTGTGGGGATTATTCCTGATTGAGATGCTCCATGCACATCCGGATCGCTTCCCGCTCCCGGTCATTGGATGCATCCTCCATCATAGCGCCCAGCTGCTCCATCATGGAGTCCTTCGCCTCACTGCGGGAATAACCGCGGGCACGGGAGTAGCCGTCGCGGCTGTATCCGCCGCGCCCGTCACGGGAGTAGCCGCCGTCCCGGCTGTAGTGGCCCCGGACATAGTGCTTGCCACGGTTGGCATAGCTGGAGCCTCTGGCATAGCTGGAAGGAGAGTCCATGTCGGCTGCCTGACTGTAACCGCCCTCCTCCAGCATCATGATCTTGTCCACGTTCTTGATGGTATCCGTCAGCTTGTGGACCATCTCCAGGTCCCCGGCGTTCATGTTGCTTTTCTGGGCATATTCCTCCAGCTCCTTGCAGAGCTTTTCTTTCAGGTCATACAGATATTCCATATCGGTTCTCCTTTCACGCGATGCGCTCAACAATAAAATTACTGTTGGCTACCAGAATAGGCTGTGTGCTGGTGTTCTTTGCGGCGACAGTGACGCAGCAGCCGCGAGGGACATCTACCACAGCGGCAACATAGATATTGAAGAAATCCTCTGCAGCAGCCGGGGTGACGGTAGCGGTAGAAGCGTTCAGCGCCTCACCATTGATGGAGATCGCTGCCGTGATGGCCTCCACGGTCCCACCGGTGGGGATAGCAATATTCGCTCCAAAGGAGACTTTGAATTTTGCCCGGCACTGGTTCGTGAGCCCGCGAAGAGTCACCAGCCCAGCGCCTTCCCGATGCACAATGCAGGGCTTGCCCGTGTTGGCCTCCTCAGTAAAAGGCACGTTCTGACCAGCGGCAACGGTTACGATTGCGCTGTTGCTGTATTCAGCCATAAACTTCATTCCTTTCAAAAAGATAGCGGCGAGGCTGTTGCCCCGCCGCATGGTTCAAAATCGGCACGGGGCCGAACATGTAAGCCTTTCTTACAAGTTGATGTATTGGGTTTTAGCAGCCGCAGCCGCAGGGATTGCAGCCACATCCGGCATAAGGATTAGGCACCTGATAGGCCGGGACCGGCATGGGATTGATGCGGCGAATCAGTTCAGCGGTCTGGGCCTCCTGATTAGCGGTGAAGAAAGCGTTCTGAGCCGCCTGGGAAGCCTGGAACTTCAGGCTCTGGTTTTCAGCCGTCAGAGTAGCGATCTTGTCCTGGGTCAGGAAGTCCAGGATTGCGCGGCTGTTGGCGTTGGCGTTGTCGATGATGTCCCGCGTGCTGGACTGGATGGTGTTGCGGGTATCGCAAGCCTGAGTAGCCATGTCATAGCGGACGCCGTCAATGCTCCGCTGAGTATCGCAGCAGCACTGCGCCAGCTGGGCGCCGAGGGCGTTAAAGCCCGCCTGCGTCTGATAGCCCAGGTTGCACACAGCGGTATCCACGCCGTGGAAGCCGTTGCTCACGGCATCCCGGATGGAGGTCTGGCCGTTCTGGAGACCGTTCAGGGCGAAGCCCTCGTTGATGTCGACCCTGGTGGCCCAGCCCTGACCGGAGGGAGAACCCAGGCCATTGCCGGAGTTACCACCCCAGCCGCCGCCATAGCCGCCCCAGCCGAACATACCGAAGATCAGGAACAGGATAATCCAGGAGGCCCAATCGCCGCCCCAGCCGCCGAAGCCGCCGTTGCCGCCCTGATAGGCAGGAGTCACGGGCATGGTCATCACAGCGCCGTCAGAAGAAAGACTCATTGTGTTATCTCCTTTGTAGATTTATTTTCAAAACCCGGCCGGGATTTTGATTAAATGGTTTAAAATGGTTTAATAAATGGTTTGGAAATGGTAAGTACACCTTGCAAATTCACTTCACATTCTGCGGAAAGTGAAGTTCACTTCTTCACTTCCCAAACATCCCCCGCATTCCCTCAAACATGCCCTGCATCTGCTGGGCCTGTTTTTGGACCTGGTTGAGCTGGTCCTGGGAAATGCGTCCAGAGGATACCATTTCTTGTATCATGGCGTTGGGGTCCTTGCCTTTCATTTGATTCATGAACTGCTGAAACTGCTGCATCATGTTGGGCTGTCTGTTGCCGCCCATCGCCTGGAAAAAGGGGTTCATTCCGCATCCTCCTTATCTTTTGCCGTCAGCGCATCCAGACGGGCCTCCAACGCCTCCAGACGAGACAAGGGCGCATACTCTACCGCCGGAGCCTGTGGGGCCTGTACGGGCCTCTGATTGCGCTCTACAAGGTCATATATCTTCATGCTGGGCTTGCCGCTCGCGTCCGCCTGTTTGAGATAGACCACCGGAGAGTTGCTGTCCCATAACGTAACAGCGGAGTTTGGAGCGACCAGATAATTAGCCGCCTCCATCTCGCTCTGCACCCACACAATAGACGGAGACGCCGGCGCTTGCTGCGGCTGCTGCATGGGTTGATAGGACTGTCGCAGTTGCGTCAGCTGGTCCGCCATAGGCGGCTGATACGGTTGGTACGGCTGATAGTAATAGGGATAGTTCGGCATCTCACGTCATCCTTTCTGCCAGAAGTAAAGTACGGTCTCGTTCTCGCTGTGCCATGTATCGTAGATCACACCATCCTGCAGGCATACTACATGCCCGGACAGGGCCAGGATGTAAGTGCCGTGCGGATGCCCCATTGCGAACTCCGCCACGGTCATGTCCTCGGGTGCCATGTCACGCTGAAAGCCATGCCGCCGGAGGTAAGCCCCCCATGTGGCGTTTGCGCTTGGCATATCACCTCTCACAGCACCCTCGATGCAGAGACCAAGGTATGTCCTGTACCAGTCCTGCTCCAGCGCCTTCGAGATGGCCCGGACGGTACAATCCCCCACATTTTTCTCGTAGGGGTTCGGATTGTAAAATTCAAACATATTGCTTTCGGTCATCATACAAAAGCTCATTCTGCCGGATAAACCGTTCCAATCCGGAGAAGTCTCCCTCTGCCGCATACTTCTCGCAGGTGTCTCTTGCTGTGGACTCCGTGAAGCCACAGGCCACCAGCCGGGCCACCAGTTCTGAACCATTCAGGATCAAATCAAACACGTCCTTTATCAGTGAAATCAGGAGGCCGCAAGGAGGGCGGCGACGTGTACCAGCCCTTGTCCCTTACGTCCTCCATGCTTAAATTTTCTCACAAAAAACTCCCGCATGGGTGGCGCCCATGCGGGAGGTGTGTGGAAGTTATGGGGGATTCGCGTAATTTTTTGTATTTACTTTTTGAGATGTTACTTTATAATAGTGGCAAGGGAGCGTGAAAAATATGATTATATATCGACCCCATAGAGGCGGACTGAAAGAGGCTATGTTAGAAGCAAAAGAATTTAATAATGTAGAGGATATGAAAGAGTATATAGTCAAGCAGCATACTGACGATGTTATGGGAGAGGCATTTTCCAAAAACGATATTGTGTTGGAAGAAGATGGGATAGAAGATAAAAGAACTGGGTGGAAAGACACAAGACATATTTGTGTGAAACGATATTACAACGAAAATTTTCCAATTCCTCAGTGTATCGGATGGTTTGCAACAAAATATTAAAAAAGGAGCCGGGTCAATCCCCGGCTCCCTCTTTCGTATAGAGTTGTTTTGCTACATCTTCAACTCTCTGGAAAATGTATTTCTCGTGTTCGCTAACTGTACTTCGATACCATCCCAGCTCCGCTGCAACATCAATCTGTCCCCACTTATCGATAATACGCCGCCGGGCAATCAACTCATCGTCTCGATGTAAGGCTGCTTCCTTGATGGTTATTTCCAGCTGAGAGCGCAAGAGCTTATCCAGCGGATCAGGCAGTTTCACTCTTGCGCTCACAGTCTCACGTCCTTCTTTCCTGTTATTCCATCAGCTTCCAAAACCGATACAGCATCGTACACATCTGCTGCCGGGTAACGGGCTGGGAGAGCATCAGGTCCCCCTCGCTGTTGCCCGTCAGGATGCCGTTTGCAATGGCCCATTCCACGCCCTCCTTGTGGGCGGGAGACGGTGTATTGTCCATAGCGACCTCCTTGTCATAGGCGGGCCGTACAGCCCCTAAAATCTGCCCAAGAGTCCGGGTCCGGCGCATGACCTCTCCCCCGTCGCTGTCGTTACCAATGGCGGTGTTGCCCTCGATGGCCGTGATGGAACTGCCACCAACCGCCTCCACGATGCCGCAGTGGTCCGGGCGCTTGTCCCCGCCCCAGTCGTAGATCACTACGTCTCCGGGCTGGTAGTTGGATGTTACCCAGTTCCCGGCGGACTTTGCGGCGTTCATTAAGATTGTGCAGGAGGCCGTCTCAATGGGCAGCTTGACGCCCGCCTGGGCAAAGACCCACTCCACAAACATCACGCACCAGGGCTGGCCGTCCAGGCCGTACCATGCGCCGTATTTCGTCCGGTTGGAGTTGGCTGGGGTCTCTTTGTACCCCAGCTCTCCCCGGGCGATGTCAAGGAGTTCCCGTACTGTTGCCATTGTCCGCCTGCGCTTTCTTCTCCGCCTGCGTCCCGAAATAGAAGGCGATCACCACAGTGAACACCGTCAAGAACTGCTCTGCTGTCACGCCGCCGGTGCAGGTCAGATAGGCAAATACGGCCGTCAGGGTGATGGTTACGATGCTCTTGACCGCCAGCAGATTTGCCAGCCTCTTCTTCAATGTTTCCATATCAGCCCTCCGGCTCCACCAGGGTATCGCCCTTCAGCTCGTACTTCTTCCCGGCGATGTAGACGAAGGCGGTCTCGGCGCCCATGTTCACATCCACGGTCTTGCCGTTCACCACATGAACCTTCTCCATGCAGCCTACTCCGTGGTCCATCAGGCCATAGCCGTTGACGGTGTCGGGAGTCTCCCCCGCGGTGGTCGCCACGAACTCCTCCTGGGTGATGACGTTGCGGTTGGGATCCAGGGTAAAGCCCGCGCCTGCCTCTTTCAGCGCCTCGTTCGCCTCGGGCAGAGCCATTTCGCCAGTGGTGTACTTGTTCAGGATTTCGTTGGTAGTCATAAGTAAGCTCCTTTCAAATATCCGGCTTGACCGCCGGTTTCTAATGATGTAAGATGTTATTGCCCGTTGTGCAGACGTGTGCTGTTTTGATAGCGCTCCCTCCGCGTTAAGTCGCAATGGACGGAGACAACGAATACTACGGGCTTGCGGCGCTCCTTCGGGGGCGTCGCTTTCTTATAATCCGATACGAGCCAGGACAAAGGCAATCACAGCCGCCAGCACCGCCCACACGGACTTGTCCACGATGGCCTCCCACCGCTTTTTCGGCTTGGCCTGCTCGGCCTCCTGCCATGCGATCAGCCGGTCCAGCTTCTCCATGATATTGTCGTACTGCTCATTCCGGGCGGCCTCCGCCTTTTCCAGTTCCCGCATCCGGTCAAAGAGTTCTTTGTGGGTGCTGCGGGATGCCTCCCGCCATTCCGACATCTGCTTTTCCAGCATGTTGGCTTTCTGGAGGCCCAGGCAATCCCTCTGCGGGTCCAGAATACACTTCTCGTCCATTGTTGGGGCCTCCTTACTCTGCCACCTCCGCAGTCAGCATCTTACTGAGGGCGCTGTATTCCTCTGGGGTCAGCCTGTCGGCCGCGAGATACACGTCCATCTTCTCCAGGAGGCCCTCGGTCCGCCCCCGGTCAATCAGCAGCTTGCAAAGATTGTATACAGTTGTCATGGTTCTGCTCCTTTCGTGTTATACAGTGGTTGTGGTGAGTTCCAGCATACACAGGCGTTCCTCATGGTCTGCCAGCATATCAAGGGTAACGTCCTCCGCGGTGGGTTCCGGCTCCGGCTCCGGCGGTGGAGACTCCTTCCACGCTTCCCAGGCTTCGGTGTTCGGCTCCACGGTGTAGACCGTCCGGAAAAAGCCCTCCTCGTACTCCTCTTCATGGCTGGTGACGTTCACGAAGCCGTTGTAATGGATGACCGTCTCCGCCTGCTCGTCCGTCAGGGGGATGGCACCGGGAAAGGCGTTACTCTGCGGGGCCGGGTAGGCCCCGGAGGGGTTGGGGGTTGGGGTTAGGTATTTCATGTGGATTCACCTCTTTATCCAAGTACAAGATAATAGTAATTAACATTTGACTGATTTAGCTGGACAGTTGCTAAAGAGTCTGCTCCATCGCAGTACCAGGAAACGGAGCTTCCTGAAAATGCCACTCGATTGTAAGACCGGCTCGGAAACATAATATCTTTACCATTGTTATAAAATGGATACGAAATTGTTTTTCCGGGCAACATAAGCGCCTGATAGTTATCATTTTCCTCTTGGATAAATAAGGCTTTTGGCTCAAACTCAAACGTCAGCGTATTCGGATTGCTGCTTCCACTCGTCCCCGTCCCTTTATAGCTCCCGGTCTCGATACTCACCATGGGGATAGCGCCGCCGGAGATGTCCGTGAAGGTGCTGTCTGAAGGGTCGTAAAGCATAGCCTGTGCCAGCTTGCTCAGCGCCAGCCCCAGATTGCCGCCCCAGATACCGGGCGTCCTCACGGCCTCCGCGATGGTCTTGGCCCAGATGGTCTTGCCTTGTTGGGTCAGGTCCGCTACGCTTCCGGCATCCGGAAAGGTGATGGCCGCCTTGGTGTACGTCCAGTTGCGCGTCACGCTCACCACGCCGCTGCCGGGATTGGTGGATGCCGTGATTTTGATAGTGCCCGTGCCCGTGGGCAAGTCCGCCACCGAAATCTTGTTGTTGGCTCCGTTGGTGGCCGTGTATGTCCGAGTGTTGACGCCGTTGATGGTCTCCACCACCGTCAGGGCCTTGTCGCCGCTGGAAGAGACCGTGTATGTCACATCGTCGGTCAGGGTGCCCAGATCGCCGTCAGACCCGGAAATCACCAGGGCAGAAAGAGGGACTACAGAAACAGATGTGCTCGTTGTATAATCGCCATATTTCCCGTTTGCGAGAGATTTGACGCGATACTGTATACTCGTCCAGGTGCCCACCGTTTCCTCAAAGCTCGTGTTTGCTCCGGAATACACTTGCACCCAGTCGGCGTCTGTGTTCGCTTTGCGCTCCAGGATGTAGCTGCTTACTCCATCTACGGCAGACCAGCTCACCGTGATCTGCCGTCCCTGCATGACCTGAATCGGCACATTCAAGGCGGTAGGGGACGCCGGAACGCCAACGGTTCCATCATCCGAAACCAGGATGGTAGGGTCCATAATCATGGCAGGTAGGGCGCCATAAGAGGGGTTTACCGTAGTGCTGCCCAAGCTGCCATCGGGCAAGATGTAAAACTTTCCGTCTGTGCTCAAAGAAACTGGAGAGCGAAGCCACCAAGCAGCCGCGGCTCCATTCAGTTTAGCAATCCGCTTGCTATTGGCTTCCGTGTCAAGTCCACTCTTGAAGTAATCCAGCTTCGCGCCGTCTGCAGGCATAATTCCGCTTGGGTCAGACAGGCCGACCTCATATCCACAGAGAGGAAACAGCTTGCACTCCAAACCATTTTCTCCACTTTTGATGCCCCAGGACGGTTCTCCATTTCCTGGATGGTATGGGATTTTCACTGTCTTGATGGCAGACTGGATGTGGCTTTCATACCTTCCCAGATACCCAGCCATCGTAGACATAATTGTGGAGCCTGCAAGTGTGTTTGCATTGGTGCTGTTCCACTGGACGTTCTCCACAAAATCCTGCCGCAGCAACCACGCACCGTCACAGGTACTACCATACAGTCTTACATCCGGGTTCCCGATATGCAACACGATGTAGTTTACCGGGCTCCCGTTCTCGTCGATCTTGACGATGCTCTCCACCGCCACGCTGCCAAGTGTCTGCGCCATCAGTTCCCACCTCCGTTGTAGGTTACTTGGATTTGAGTGTTCAGAATGGACGTAAAGAACGATGGGGCCATCTTTTCAACGGTGATTGTTCTATCCGGAATCTGCCCCAGGACAAGCCCTTCCAATTCATCACGGCCAGCCTTTTCGGAGTCAATCTGCGGTGTCAGCGTCTCATTCAAAAACTGTTTGATGGCCTGACCACCCTCGTCAAATTTGGCTTTCAGCTCCGCAGCCGTCAGGCCGCCCACGTCGTTCGGTTCATCGTCCAGAGCGGAGATGATCGCCATGTCCTTCTCAAACCTCGCCAGAGCCATGTATCAGGCCCCCCTTTCCTGCGGGACTTCTCCCGTCTGGTTGATAACCCGCTGCAAGGCCCCATATCCGGCGCCGCCCCGCAGCGGTGGATTTTCCTGCCCGGTGGGCGCGGGGCCGCTTCCATCTCCAGAGATACCGCCTGCGCCACCCATCGCCATTGCCATCTGCCGCTGCTGGTCTGCCTGTAATACCGCAATCAACGTCTCCCGGTCTGTGATCTGACCGGCAGGCAGGCGCTTCAAATACTCCACTGTGGAAATCTTGCCCTGCATCAGCAGGTTGTCCAGCGTCTGCATAGAGGCGATTTCGGACCAGTAAGAAGATGCTCCCACATCCAGGTCCACGGTAAAGTAGTAGTCCTTCAGGCTGGAAAAATCGAACGGAACCAAAACCTTCCCATTAGCCCCCGGCATGGTGAACATCACACGGTTGCCGCCTAGAGCTGTCTGGTCAACAGGAATCTCCACGTAGCGGTCCCCGTAATACTCGCCCATAAACTCCATGTAAATCCTGCCCTGGTCTTCAATGGCCTGCAGCAGCGTTTGCTTTGTCAGCTCCATAGGAGTCGCCGCCGCCCGCTGCAGGGCAATGATGGCGGAGGTGTTGTCTGGCCGTGTATCGCCAAGGGCCACGTCGGAAGCGCCCAAAAACCGCTGGGTGTAGGAGATTGCCAAGTCAATGAATTGGCTGATCTGCGGAGAGATGGTGGCCGGGTCGATGATCTTCGCCACATTCTCCACGCTGCCGTTGACGGCGATGGCCGCGCCCACCCGGTTGCTCCACTTGGCGACCTTTGTCTTGTCGAAGATGATTTTGGGGTAGGCCAGCATCATCAGAGAGATCATGGACATGGCAAACAGTTTGTTTACGAAAATCTGGTTCGGAATGAGACCTGTAATCATGGCCTGCCCATGGTAGCAGTCCTGTACAAAGTCCCAGGACATCCAGGAGATGGGATACAGCTTGATTCCAAGGTCCCATTCGGGCTTGATCTCCTGACTCTGTGTGCATTCATAGCCGTGGATGGTTCCGCTCTCGTCATCCCGCCACAGCCGCAGCAGAACCGTAACTTTATTGCCGCCCAGCTCGTCCATGCGGCTATCCCCGCTCTGCTTGCTGTCAGCAGTGATGCTGTCCGCATCATCCTCCCTGACGCCGTTTGCGATTGCCCGCTTCTTGGCCTCAGAAACCAGCATCCGGCGTTCAATCATGATATAGGGCTGACTCTGAACGTCCCGGCTGTTGGGATTTCCAAACAGCACCTGTGTGTTCATCAAAACTTCCGTTTTGATTGCGCCCTTGCTTGGCTGCCCTGTCTCTACATCAGGGTCCCAATAGGTGTACAGACAGCCGTCCCCATCCACCGCAGCGTTCCTGGCAAACTCGCGGATACAGGCCCCCATTTTGTTGAACTCGAAAATGGACTGGAATTGGTCATTCAAGAGGTCTGTCAAAATCTCCGCATCCTGCCCTGTCAGTTTCCCGTTGGAGGGCAGCGGTTTTGCGTGGAGCTTCAGGTTGTCTGTAGACACATTCGCCACAGAAAACAAAACGACACGTTTCAGGAAATTGAAAACAGGCGTCGGCAGGCCATTGCTATGTACTCCCTCCCACTGCTTGCCAATGAAAAAGTTCTCATTGACATTCACGCAGTCATACAGCTGAATTCCCTGATTAAACTGGACCCCAGCCTGATACTCCGCAGACACCTTCTGAGGTGTCGGGTCAAACTTCTTCATTGCTCAACTCCTTACTTCACGTTCCCGGCATACCGCAGTTGAATGTCCGTCTCCAGAACAGTCGCCGTCGCGGATGCGCTCTTGCTCTCGAAAATCAGCTTGTAGAAGGTTGCCTTCTTCACCTTCAGCTTCAGCCGGTCCACTTGGGGTTTCCGGTTGGTTCGGAAGGACCAATGGCGGAAATCCGCATGGGTGAAGGTCGCCAAGCTGGATGCCACAACCTTCTCCGGGTAATCGCTCCTCCGGTTACTCTGTGCCGTCACTGTGATCCGGGCGTTGGTTTCCGGCTGGATTGCAACGAACAGCATGGGGGAGTATTTCAGCAGCCAGTCCTTGTCAAAGTCCATGGAGCCAGTGGCGGCATAGGCATCGATCTCTTCTGTATCATCATTTCGATACTGCCGGGACAGATGCTTGATTTTTCCATCCTCCGTGATGCCGTAGGTGTCATCCTCCACATCCACCATCTGCCGGAACGGCATATTGGTGTAGTAATACCAGCTGTCATTTGCGTAGTTCAGAATGACGGCGTTTCCGTTCCACAAAAACCAGTATTCGTGCTCCCGCTTTCTGTTGAAGGTTCTGACCTCCGAAAGCGCCCAACCGCTGATCGTGGCCGCGATCCGGTCTGAAATGCGCCGTGCATTCTGCTCATTGTCCGTGATATTCCCGGTACTGGACGTAGACCGCCACTGGTAGATGCTGCTGCCGTCCAGTGTCAGCGGATTGTTTTCCAGTAACCGCACCTGTCCGGGAGCGTCATTCCCGATCTGCCGGTTGACCGGCAGCACATAAAATCCGGGCGTGGTGATTCCGGTGTCCAGCGTCACGGTGCTGTAGGTGATCGACCATGCGCTGTCCCGCTTGAAGGCCAGCAGCCGGGCATAATGCCGCACAAGAGCGGTCAGCGGCGTGTTGCTGTCCCCGATGGCCGCCTCGTATAGGTCCGGGAAATAATCCGCCGACGCGAGGCCGGTGTCTCCGTTGATTCCGCTGTAGATGGTCCGGTTTGTCCCATCTCCATACAGGAACACACGGGTATCGTTGGAGCCGTTGTAGAGCTCGGAGAAGTGCATCCCGGCCACATCGCCACGGGCGCCATCGCCTTTCTTGTAGGTGATGGTCACAGTATTCGTCCCCTTGGCTGGGGCTGTGTTGAAGGTCACTTTTCCAGCCGCGGTGTCGGCGGTATACTGCACATCCGTCCCCTCTACCGCGGTCACACTGTCGATCTCTTTCTCCGGCAGGAAAAAATCTTTCGCCTCGCCGTCCGGGGAGAAGCGTACACGCCGCAGCCCCGTCAGCCGGTTCACATTCTCCAGCTGTGTTCCGCTGCCCTCCGGCGTGGTTGCTGTCTGTACCAGCGGGATATAGCCTTCCACATCCTGAAAGGTCTCCTCTGATTCTCCAGTCCAGCTCTTGTACTCATGGCCGTTCAGCAGATAAACCTTCTCGTCAAAGCCGAAAAAGGAGGTCTCGTCCTGAGTACAGGTCCCTACTGCCTTTACACTCTCCAGCAGAATGTCCACATCGAAGATCACACCGCCAAATGCGCACAGCAGATGGTATTCCCCTCCCACCATGCCATACCAGCAGCCGCAGAATACCGGGTGCTCTTCCACTCCTTCTTCCTGGCTGTCTGCCCAGCTATCCCAGGCAGAGCGAAGGGCAAGAACCGTCTGCGTACCTGGACGGATTTGAAGATGGCCGTCTCTGGTAATGGCAAAGTTCCGCATCTCAGAGAGCTCTCCGACTCTGATTTTGGTGTCGCCATCCTGGTTCTCGTTCAGTCCCAGAAACTCCTTGATTTTCAGAATGGTCAGATTGTTCGACGTGGAAATGCTTGCCACAGGTTAGTCACCCCCTCCATAGGTCAGATAATCGTCTGTCATTTCTCCGCCGGTCATCTCGTCGTCGTAGTCCGTCATCCCGGCGCTATCGAAGTCCTCCACTTTCGGCGGTGTGGGCTTCTCCGCGCTCAGTGTCCGGGTAACACAAAAATAACGGCAGGCATCGCAGATGTGGGTGATCTCATGGGGTTCCGTGGCACAGTCCGACGGGTTTTTGTCATCGTGCTGGATGGCCGGAAGATTCGTGCAAAGCCCCTTGCAGTCCTGCGTCACCAGCAGGCCCGGCCGGTCCTTTTCGCTGTTCAGTGGTTTCAGCATCTCCTTGACTGCCATCCAGCCCTGCACACGGTTGTTGCTGGCCCGAATGATGCCAATGCCGTTTTCCATGAACAGCTCTGCCATGCTCTTTCCGCTGTCCTTCTGCCGGTTCCACATATCCGGCGGCGCCGCCGTAAACTCGATCTGCTCCCAAGACGGCGTCAGGTCCAGCATCAGCTTTGCCGCCTCGGATACAATGATGCCGCTCTTCTGTACCTCGCGATACACATAGCAGCGCCCATCGAAATCAACAGCAATCCAGAGGCAAGCGAACATATCCAGGCCATAGTCGAACGCCCGGTACTTCTTCCACTCCGCAGGAATCCTCCAGAACGGTTTGATAATATGAGTCTCCGCCCGGAACTCCGGGAAGAATGTTCCGGCCAGAGCGTCCCAATCGCCATACCGCCAGGCCGCGCGCACATCATCCGGCAGCAGGTCCAGCATCTGCACATACTCTGGGGACGCCTCCAGCAGCTGGGGATTATCATCCACCGTGGCGTGAATGAAGGTATAGTCCTCTGCTTTTTCTCCGTTCTGATACTGACGGGAGATAAACAGGCGTTTGACCCACATGTGCCCAACTCCGCCGGGGTTACAGGTCAGGTACATCCGGCGCGGAAACTTCGTAGCACCGCGCAGACAGGCGCCCAGTGTTCGGAACTGGTATTCCGTGAATTGTGTCGCCTCGTCCATGAAAATCCAGTCGTATTCCTGGCCCTGATATTCCACATCGTCTCCGCTGCTATAATGTCCGAACTTGATAACACTTCCATTGGAGAAGAAAAACATGTGCATGGTGGCGTTATATGCTGCGATCTCTGCCGGAATCAGCTTCCGCATGGGCAGGATCATCGTCTGCTCCAGTTCTGGATATTCTTTTCGGACAATCAAAATCCGGATTCCCGGATAGGTCATCGCACCGCCAATCGCTTTAATCCGCACAACATGGCTCTTTCCGCCGCCGCGGGCGCCGCCGTATCCAACATAGCGAGACCGCGCCTGACAGAACTGCTTCTGCTTTGGGTTCAAATCTCCCAGAGCCAGATTGACGGCTCCGCTGTTGTTTCGTGCTTTCTTGTTTGCCATGCGCTCACCTTTCAGGGAATGACTAGGGGAATAGGCCCCCTTGCGGGGGCCTATATTGCTTACTCGTATGCCTTATCGGCTTCCATGCCGCAGCAGCCGTCCTTGATCTGGATGCACCGCATAACCTGGCCGGAAGTCAGCGTCACGCCGCCGGAGGGATAGGTCTCAGCAGTAGAGCTGTACCGGGGGTTGGTCCCGTCCACTGTGTACTTGTACACATTGCTGCCCGGTTCGGAAATCGTGACTTTGTGCGCAGAGATGGACAGTGTGGGAGCCGACAGAACAACCGCGTTACTGCCGCACACCGCAACGCCGTCGCCCTTGGTTGCCAGGATGAAGCTGTCGTAGTAGGTGACGCCCTGCACCACAGGACCGGCATAGCCCTGTACCTTGGGCAGCACGTCATACTGCTGCAGCTTTACGGGGTCCACACTGGATCCCTTGTACTTGATTAAAAAGTACACGCCGGAGGGCAGATAGCTCTTGGGGATGGTGACGACTTTCGTTCCGTCCACTTCACCCACAACACCCTTTGCCAGCGCCTTGGTGCCCAGGCCCTCCAGATTGATGAAGTCCGGGTTCTGCTTCAGCAGCTTGTAATACTCCGTAGGGATGTACAGCGTCCGGTTCTCCACCGGGACAAAGGCGTCCGTCATCTGGGCGTTGACATCGATGATGTACTCCACAATGGTGCTCTTGGTGGGCGCTGCGGAGGGCTGATACTGGATGTTGGCGCCCTCACACCACTTTCTCAGCCGGTACTTGTCCATGTTGGGGATAGTGACCTCGTCCAGCTGACGCCGCAGGGACTTTCCCGCCGACTTCTCGATGGCCTGATCGCTGTTATCCAGAGGCTCAATGACAAATGTAAAGGCAGGCGCCTTGTTCATCGTCATCTCCTGGATCGTGTCGCCCAGGTTCTTCGGGGTGCCAAACCGGTTGCCATCTGCAGTCCGGTTATAATCGGTCTCCGGCACAGTATCCACGGAGTAGACACGGATGGTCTTGGCTCCTACAAAGGAATATTCGTGGCCCGCGGCGGAGTCCGTGATGGATGCCTTGTGAAATCTCTCTGCGATTTTGTCTGCGTATTTGATCGTGTAATTAACTGCCATGTGGCCCTCTCTTTCTTTTCACCAGATGCGAGAAGGCCCCTGAAATCAGGAATCCCAGCCATCCAGGAACGGGTCCTTGTTCTTGTTGTCCGCACCGGCAGACTTCATGCTGCCAGTGGACCGCTCCGTATTTTTCTGGTTCTGCTTGATGGCAGAAGCATTGTGTTCTGCCTTGGCGGCCTGCTCATTCGCCCGTGCCACCTGCCATCTGGCATAACTGGCAACCAGGGAAAGGCCGCTTTTCACGCTGTCCCATACCTCTTTCGGAATTCCCTTCGGGTCCTTTGCCGCATCCGGAAATGTCTTTTGAAACTCTTGAATATCCGCCATCCTGCGCTGCTCTGCGGACTGCTTCTGGGCCTCGGCGTCCCGCTGCTCCTTCTGCCTCTCCGCTTCGGCTGCTTCCTTGGCGGCAACGGTTGCTTCACGGTCCTCCAGCTCCACAGCCCTTTTGGCCTCTTCTGCATTCAGGCCCTCGGCTCTCTTAGCCTCCTGGCGAATGTGGGCAATATAGTCCGTGGTGTTCATGCCTGCCTTGTTCGCAAACTGGCTGAACAGGTCCATCACAGGCCGGAATTCCTCATACTTTCCGTGAATCCGGTCATAGTCCAGACCCTTTTGAGCAAGGGCCGTCAATTCCTGTTCGTTGACCGTCTTGTCCTCGCCTAAATGGCGCAGCGTCCAGGTTTTCGGTGTAGTCTCCGGTTCCTGGGCCTCCGGTGCTTCCTGCTTCTCCGGTTCAACGGCTTCGCCCGGTTTGGCGTCAGTGTTTTCGTTGCCAGCAGCAGATGTTTCCGGCGACTTCTGCTCTTCATCAGCAGGTGTTTCTTCATGCTCTGACTCCTGTTCTTCCGGCTGGTCTGCCGGGCTTTCCAGAGTCTCCGCCCCGTCGAATCCATCCATGAAGGAGTCAACCGTGGTCTCGGTCTCCTGCTCCAAACCGGTGGTATTCTCTTCCATTGGTTCCTTCTTTCCCCGCCTGGTCTGGCGGCGTGTATTTCAAGCGTCCGTGGTCTCGGGCGTCTTGTTCAGAAAAAACAAAAAAGACGTCAAAGCCGGGATCATTCCCAGCTCTGGCGTCTTGCGCTCTAGCTTGTTATTTCATTTTGAACTCCGGCAAATTGCCGGTGATCTCCTGCCCCATGAAGATTGTGGGCCACCACTCCCGCCTGCACTTGCGGCAGTATACCGGCGTCCCATACAGGACCGTGTTTCCCGTCACCTTCTGGATACCCTTATGGCATTTGGGGCAGGTGTACCATCCATGTACTACCATTGGCCGAACCACCCGTATTCAATGCCGCCCCAGCGCGAAAGGTAGTTATCTCCGCCGCCTCCACCGTACACATCCTCCACGCTCTCGATGCCGGAGGACGGCAGGCGGCTCTTGGCGGTGTTCAGGTTCTCCAAGTAGGTCTGCCAGAAGAAGTTCGCCTGGGTAGGGTTTTCCTCCGTCAGCAGCAATCCGGCCAGCCCATATGGCAGGACGTTCCGGCAGATGTAATCATCCAGGTCCAGGTAATCGTCCAGGGATGTCACACTTACCAGAGATGGCCGGGTTTTCGTCCCATCCGACAGGTCCGGATACGTGTCACTGTAAGGATAGACCTGATCCAGCAGCGTGTTCAGGATGTTTGGCGTCCGAAGCGCATATTCGTTCGTATCTGTTGTACGGGTCGCGCCTGTGGACTCGTTCTGCGCATCCATCAGGTGGATCGCCATATCAAAAACATCCTGCACAGATGCCATTACAGACCTCCTACATCAAAGCCATCTTTGCCATTGACTGAAAATGTCATCAGGTTTTGGATGCCCTCGTCGATCTCCTTGGACCGGCGCTGCTCGTCCCTGTCATCTTCTGCCTGCGGGTTCGGATTCTTCTTCGCCGCCGCTTCCTGCCGCTCCCCTCCATTTGTGAAGGAGCCGACCTTTACCCCGGCCAAGGCAACTACAGCGCCAAACAGGAAACACGCCAAATACTCCATCATGCGAAATCACTCGCCTCCATGTTCTTTCCCATCTGGACACTGACTTTCACTTCTGCATTGGCTTCCACCTTGTCCTGATATCCGCCGTACCGCTTCTGTTTCAGCGCAAAGATCGGCATCGGGGCTTTCGGATTCCGGTACGCCATCTGAACAGCAGCGGCGGACATCCGCATGTAGGCCATCTGGATTGTCTCCTGCAGGTATTCGCAGCGGCGGCCATTGTACCAGTTATCCAGCGTCATGAGTGAAACACCCAAGTACACGCCAAGAGAAAATTCCTCGGGGACATCGCCGCGCTCCTCACACTCTGCAAAGTAAGCGTCCAGCTTTTCCTGCAGTTCCTCCGCAGTTGCATATTTCGCCCCCGCTCCCGTCCGCTTCTCCGCTTTCGGCTCCCCAGACGCTTTTTTCGCTCTCGGCATGTCCTCACCGCCTTGTTTCTGAAATTTTTTCGCCCCCGTCTCCTGCAACTGCGGGGCAACATATTTGAGCGGGTGAGGATTTGCACCTCACATGGCATCTTTTCCGCTTCGTGTGCGCACACTCTACGGGGTTCTCATGCCTGAACCACTTGCGTCTACTTATTCCGCCACCGCTCAGTCGTTATCTGCTCCGCATGTCGGCTTCAATTGCGAAACTCTGGAGCAGGTTAACGTGAAGGGAGTCCCCCGGCAGGGCAGGGCTGGAGGAACACCCTGCCCGCCGCAGGTGAGAAAAGAAGATGGTAGGCTTTCGCCTATCTATACTCTACCACAGATCACTTCCAAATCGTTCAGCATATTTTATGCACCCCTGTTTTGTACCCGATAATAGTATTTTAGAGTCAGATTTTAGAACATATCCCACCCGTTTTTCTGGTATCCCCCTGACCTGTAGAGAGTTGAGGGGATGTAGGAAATATAACCTATGCCGTTCCCAGCGAGGCCGCCCGTTTTTCCGCTACCCCTCCCCCCTTGTTATCCATCATCTACAGCCCCGGCCGCATGCCCCCAGGCCAGCCACGCCCACGCAGGCCGCAGGGCCGGGGAGACATCAAGCTGCAGCCAGGGCGACCAACCGACACAAAAATTACACAGAAAACCATAAAACCATTGTAAACACTAGATTTGTGTTTAACAAACAGTTAATTCCCATTTTCCCGAATTACCTCCTTGTTATTTCTTTGCCAATTTAGTTCAATTTTTTTAAGTATTTCCGGATGGCTCTTTCTTGTACTTTCTTCACAGATTTGCCCTCTTCCCATTCTCCTTGTATTCCCTCTGCGCTGGCTGGACAGACAAAGCAAAAGCGCCACCAGCAGGAGCCAGCGGCGCAAGGGGGTCTGTTAAGGGGGGTTATATTCTTTCTTGTTTCTTTGGGGGGATTATAGGGGGGATAGAGATAAGGGGTTTAAGGGGAAAAGGGAAAGGGGGGAACAAGGGGGCGTTTCTTTGTTCTTTCCTGGGAATCGGTTGGTTAAATCTTGTCTTTGATGGCGTCAATGATCCAGGCGTTGACGCTCTGCCCGGCGGCGGCAGCCCTGGCCTCGATCTGTTGCTTTGTAACACCATCGCTCCCGTCTTTATGCAGTCTAAAAACCACCCTTTCCAGTTTCTCTAAATACCGTTCATTTCCTCTCCTCTTTGCATCTGTTGACATGAACATATACCTCCAGAAATATAGCAAAATTGATGCAATCTTTATGCTATATATCATATCACAGCAAAAAACATGGCACCATGAACAACTTACACAAAAAGTTCATGGCAACATTGTACATGATGACTGCTTGACATTCATGGCAACATGAATTATGATTAAACCATCCCAAGCGGAACACCGCATGGGACGGCGGCACCTTGACAATCGAATATCGGCACCGCTATAATGGGAAACGAGGTGATAGCGATGGACAAAGAAATGCTGGAAGCAATCGGGCAAATGATGGAATCCCAAACAGCAAAGATCAATCTCCTCATTGAGAATGATGTTACAAAGAAAATCAATCTCATTTATGAAAAGCTCGACAGCATTGATGAAAAGTTGGAGAAAATGCCAACACCAGAAGATCTTGCCATTGCCAACGGACGAATTGAAGTTTTGGAGGCAATCGTTAAGAAGCTGTCCCGTGAAGTCGCAGAGTTGAAGAGAGCCCAATAACTACATACCAAACAAGGCGGTGCCGGTATCCGGTGCCGCCTTTCTTTTATATCGAACAGCAACCACGACAAATCAAACAGGAGGTACAACACCATGACAACCTATTTCATCAACTGCAAAACCCTGGACGAGCTGAAGAAATCCTATAAGGCTGCGGCCATGAAGTATCATCCCGACATGGGCGGCGATACGGCCACCATGCAGGCGATCAATGCAGAGTATGAAGCCCGGTTTGAGGTTCTGAAACGATCTCAGAACACGCAGGCAGCCGAGGACACCACCGGCCGGACGAAGGCCACCACCGAGAGCGCCGGTGACTTTATCCGGATCATCGACCAGCTCTTGAAGCTGGACGGCCTGGAGATCGAGCTGTGCGGCCGCTGGCTGTGGATCGGCGGAGAGACCAGGAAGCACAAGGAAGCGTTAAAGGCCGCCGGTTGCCGCTGGTCCTCCACCAAGAAGCTGTGGAGCTGGCACTTTGCAGAGGACGGCAGCCACTGGCATAGGGGCAGCAAGACCATGGCGCAGATTCGCAGCAAGTACGGCAGCACCACGTTCAGCCGTGACGCCGCCAGAAATGACGCACTCCCCGCTTGACGGGGAGGCGTCCAGGATAGGTAGTAAGGAGGCAAAGCTATGAAAAAGTCCATTGACTGGCGCCGCGTTGACTGTGCCAACTGTGAAGAGCGGTTTTTATGTGATAAAGTCCAATATGATTGCCCGCTGGAGGACCCGCCACTAATAAATTTGCTTGACATTTCCGTTTTGGCAGACACAACAAAGAACTTTACCCCGGCGGACCTGATGCAGAGATACCCCAAACAGAACCCCGCCGCAGTATTTGATCGCGGCCCCTATGGCGAGGCGCTGCTGATCTTGGGCGGCATCGTCTACAAGTATCACCACTGGAACATTGGCGACGGCTACGTCATCCTGACATTAGAGGAGGTGAAGCAATGACTATTTACTTTTTCACCCAGGACCCGGAGACCGGGCTCCTCTATGCTGGCTGCAAGGCCAACGGGAAGCGGTTCACCGCTCCCATCTGGAAGCAGGGGAAAAAGTCCTATGTTACCACCGGCGCCGCCATCACAGAGGACCTGAAGCATTACACATTCACCAGCAGCCAGGAAGAAGCCCTTTCCCGGTTTATCGCCAGCAACTCCCAGAATATGGAGGACTGGAGGGGGATTGAATGAGCGCAGATTGGAAAGACCTTTTTCGCCGCTATGGCGGCGTTTCCAAGGAGGCAGACATCCGGATCAGTGGTTATCTGATCCGGCCGGACTGTTTGACGCGGGACCGCATCCAGTGGAATGACGAGAGTGCCGCCCGGATCATTGCAGACTGCGAAAAAATTATAGAAGAGCTGAGGGGATACCGCCAAGCACTGGCGGCACGATATGCCGAGCTGTCCGCCATGACCTACTCCCTCCGGCTGGACCTTATCCGGGAGCGTGGTTGGAAAGGCCCCGTCACCTATTGGTTCCGGCTGGTCAGGGTATACGCCGACGGCCACGAAGAAACAGAGTGGAAAAAGGACTGGCCCGGCAACGAGCGGCACAAGGCATTGAAAGCCTACCGGGAAGAGCTGAAAGCCCGCCCCGGAATAGAAACAAAGCTGGACATAGAGAAAAGCCGGTGGGAGCATTGACGCTCCCCCGGCGGGATGTTACAATCAAATTTAACGGAGCCCGCATAGCGGGAGAAAGGATCAAAAGCCATGAAACAGATCAGCATTAACAACGGCGCAACCTACACCACGCCCGCCGAGGCGCTGGAGGAAATCAGCCTTGACACTATGGCTGAGTACATGGATGACGACACCCGCGAGGCCGTGCATAACGAGCTTGCGCCCTGCTCCGATATTGAGTTTTTGGAGCGGTATCTTGAGATTGCACCTGATGACCTGATTGTAGGATAAACCGTTGCCCGCCCTGGGGCTTCCTGGGGCGGGTTTTCATGTCTTTCAAGCAAAGAAAAGCCGGGGCTTTTTCGCCCTGGCCTCTCTAATTTCACATCATGTTCACAGTAACAACACAGAACCATTGATTTTTATAGTTTCTATTTTACAGACTGTTTAATTTTATCGAATTTTATCCAACGACTGAAATCACTGTCTTTCCCTTGCAGCTCTAGCTTTTGCGGCATCCAATTAAGTTACCTTATATTACTTCAAATTACCCATGAAATTCACAGTAAATTCACAGTTAGCGGTGCATAACGTTCACAGTGGAAAACTATGTGGAAAACTATCCCTCTCTGGCGTCCATGTAAGTTCCCAGCAGCTGGGCCGCGGTTGCCTTGTGCTGCTGCCGAAGATGGGTGTATACGCTCTCCAGAACCTCCGGCGTGTCTCCCAGTATCTCCGCAGCCTGCCGGGGGTCAAGCCCCGCCTCATAACAGATCGTGGCGAAGCTGTGGCGGAAGCAATGTGGCGTGATTGGGAATGTCTCATGGATTTTCCCGTCGCTGGTCTGGACGATTTCATTCAGCCCCACATCCTGGCAGTACCTCCGCCAGTTTTTAGCGATCTCCCCTTGTTTCATGAATCCTCCGTCTCTGCCTGGGAAGATCAGCCCCGCTCTGGTTTTGGGCAGCGCGTCCGCCAGCGGCTGCAGCAACGGAATGTCCCGCCTGCCGTTCTCGCTTTTCAAGTGGTTTTCGAGTGTCGGTGTGGTACTGTAGGCGTAGTTTAGTTTTTTGGTCACATGGATGACTCCGGCTTTCCGGTCGATATCCGCATAGGTCAGCGCCAGGGCTTCTCCCCGCCGCATCCCGGTATAAAGCAGTAGATACGGAAACAGCCACCAGTGGGCTTTCTTCTCCCGCCCCGCTGCCTTTACGGCGGCCTCCTGCTCTTCGGTCAGCGCCTCCCGGTGCTTCACCGGCAGCCCCCGGCTCTTCTTGATCTCCGCGGCCGGAGAAATATCAATATCTCCGGAGATCACCGCATGGGCGAATATCATCTTACAGACACACAGCTCAATAGAAACGCTGTTGGCGCTCCTCCCCTGCTTCTCGAACGCGGAGATATACCGCTGGATGTCCAGAGGCCGTATCTCCTTCGCAGGTCCGGGGAAGGCCTCTTTCAGACGCTTCACGGCATAGGAGTATACCCGCCGCGTGGATTCTCCAATATCCCCTTCGTGCTGCACCTCCCACTCGTCCGCAATCTTTGGGAAGTCCCGCCCACGCTCTTTCTGCTCCTGGTATTCCAGGATTTTTCTGTCCACCTCGCGGCAGCTCTTTCCCCGGAATGCCACCCGCTTTCCGTTGATGGTCCGGATCGCCTCGAAGAGCCCGTCCGGCCTCTGATGATACTTGCTTTTCTTCGCCATCTTCTTTTCCTCCTATTGCTTCATCAGGAGGTCTGTGCTATACTGTGAACAGACCTCCCGGCTTCGTGGTTGCTGTTCGGGGTGTCGTTGTGCCGTCCGGGTGCGTCAACGCCCGGGCGGTTTTCTTTTTACATTCCCGGCAACGGGAATCGCCGCTTCGTAATGACGCGACCCAGGCAGACCAACATCTGCCCGCTGTTGCGAGTAATCACCACATCCGCGTCCGCTCTCTCACGGTTCAGGGAAAACAAATAGGTAATCCCCAGCATCCTGTCATAGTGGTATTGTTTAATGACCGCATCACCATCCACGGAGAACACGCCAATATCACCATCACGCAGCGGGTCCTTATTGCAAAAGACCCTGCTCCCATTCGGGAAATACGGCTCCATGCTGTTACCACTGATCCGCACAGAGAAAACAGCGCCTTTCGGGTCTCCCGGCTGCAAGGTGTATTCATCGTAATCTTCACCCATGATGGGGGAGGCCATACCGGCCGCAGGCTCCGACCAGAAGTCCGGGATTGTCGGCTTTTCTTCCTCTTGTTCGCCTGTATCCCGCAGAAATCTCTCTTCATCTTCCATCCGGGCCATCTCAACATCCGCTACCTGCCGCAGCGCCTGCTTTCCCCATCGGTCCAGCCTGTCATAGTCTTTCGCCAGCCGCAGTGCCTCGCTCGAATAGAGCGGGGCTTTATTTATATCTAATCCGGTTCCCAAAAGCTGATCGCCTGTAATGCCAAGAGCATGCGCCAGCTTTTTTATTTTGGGGACATCCGGCTTCCGGTTTCCTTTTTCATAACCCGTAATCGTGGTCTTTGCAACGCCGACCATTTCAGCGAGTTCCTCTTGCGTGTAGCCGCAGCTTTCCCGGAACTCTTTTAATCTCTCACCAAAAGTCACACTATCGCCTCCTTAGCTTGATTATAAGTTTGCATTTTGCAAATGTCAATGATAAGTTTTCGGAACGCAAACTTTTTCCTCAATATCTCTTGACAAGTTTGCAAATCGAGACTATCATATAACTAGAGTTTTCGGAACGCAAACAGTGAAAGGAGCGTGAAATATGTTCCCTAATCTCCTGGGGCAGAAAGCCCTGCATAAGCTGACAGAAGAGGATATGGCAAGGATCATCGGAGTCAGCCGAACCGCATATCAGAGCAAAACCAAGTCAGGTCGGTTTACTCCCGCAGAGTGCCGTGCCTACTGCCAGTATTTCGGGAAGAAGTTTGAATACCTATTCGCAGAGGACGGTGATGAGTACGCCAGCTAAAAAGGAGCCGCCCCGGCGGCAACCGAGGCGGCTTTTCTTATGGAAGCATTCTTATTCTAAATGTGCGCTGGATATTTTTGATCCGCTGGTATCGTTCCACAAAATCCGGGAGCTTTTCCATTGGCTTACATACTGAACAAGCGCATTTTCCGTGCTGCTTGGCTTCACAGATATTTACGGCCCTTCCGCCTTTTGCCATGCGACACCCCGGCTTGTGATAGCAGGCTCCGCTCCCTGTGACATATACGATAAATGGGTCCGGTCCCTCTGCTTTGCCCTGTAATGTGTGCGGGAAATCGTGCCCGTCAAAGTAAGCCCAATCTGGAACACCTGCTAACTCCCAGACACTTTTCCCTTCCAGAAGATTTCTGTATTGTTCCACCGTTCCTGCACAGATTGCTGGCTTGGCTGCCGCATCGCACAATGTTTCCGGCGGTTTCTGTACATTGCTTGGAGGAAGCTGTTTTTTCTTTATCCGTGTGTTTTTCCAGGCCTCTGAAACCACCATGAACAGGAAATCTCCAAGCGGGTAAATGACAAACACGAAAAGGAAAAAAACAAGTGCGACTTTTGCACCAGTGCTCATTTTCTTTTCGCTATCTGTATTCCCTGTAACTGAAATTTCTGGTTTTGAATCTTCCTGAATAACTGCTGGAGGAGCTTCAACATCTGGTACATCGTATCGGTGACGGTATTCATCATAAGAATACGTGTCGTATTCTGAATCTACGCCGAGTTCTGGCGGTGAGCACCTGGAACACCCACGGTATCCCTTGTCCACAGCTCGTTCAAGCGTCATCTCGATCCTGCTTTTCAGATAGGAGCATCCGTCCCTGTGATAACACTCCCCTGTGTTTGTCACATAGACCAGCACGTCTCCATTGTATGCCGCTGCACTCCCTTGCAGAGCAAAAACCAAAAACAGGATCAAAGCAATTTTACGCATAGCATCCCCCCTCATAGTCCCACTCTACACCAACAGGAAAAATTTTGCAATCAAAAATGCCCCCGCCAGTGCTGACACACCGACGAGGGCTGCGGAACCTATTGAAAGCGCCAACAGGCCCGCGAGGACAGTATACCATTCCTCCGGGCGGAAATCAATCGCAAGGAGGAATTTACTTTGAACGAAAACAGCACCATCAAAGACCTGGAGTCCCAGGCACGCAACACCAAGCGGCTCATGGACAAGCTCAACCGGGCGGCCTACGGCATGACTTTTGACGAGGCTCTGCGCCTTCGCCCGTCAAAACCGAACAGCAACCACGACCATCAAGAAAAGGAGGACCCGAATGTCTGAGTCAAGATACTACCGCGACAACCTCGCGGACATTCTGGAATTCACCGAAGGGCGGCACCTGCTGTCCCTGGAGGATGTCCGGCGGTTCACCGGCATCAAGAAATACAGCACTTTGAAGAACCGCTTTCCCTTCAACGGCTCCAAAATCTCCGCCGCCACCCTGGCCCGGAGTCTTTCGGAGGTGTCGCAATGATCCTTCAAATCATCGTTCTGATCGCTGGGGCCATCTCCCTGACAAACGCCCTCTTCTGGATACTGGGCAGACTGGAGGGCCGCAGATGAACATTGGAGACAAACTGTGCCTGGAACCCACCATCCCCACCAGCGCCTTTGTGACCGCAAGGACAGGCCCGCATCCCTGCCGGGTGGTTTCCATCAACGAGCGGCACCATCATTTCACCGTGGAGTTCGATTTCCCCGAAGGCAGCTTCCGGGAGACCTACAAGGAGGTGTCCGGATGAAGAAGCTGACGCGAGAGGAGCGGCGGCGCCGGAGCCAGAGGCGGCAGCTGATTACATATCTTCTGTTCCTGCTTCTGCTGCTGGCGTGGCTGGGAAGCTACCTGATTATGACGGTGAAAGCAGATCGGCCCGCCATGCACAAGCCGGAGCCCGCCACGCAGGACGGCAGCCTACCCGGCGACGATACCCCGGCCCTGGTCCGCTGTTATCTCACCGAAGAGGAGCAGGCGGCAGCGGAAAATGAGCTGATCGAGGCGGCGCTGCTGTCCCATGCCATCCGCCTGGATGATGTAACAGTCACCCACTACTGCACCTGCTCCCGCTGCTGCGGCAAGTCCGACGGCATCACCGCCAGCGGCAGAAGGGCCACGCCCGGCGTCTCCGTGGCCGTGGACCCGTCCATCATCCCATTGGGTTCTGATGTCCTGGTGGACTACGGAGACGGAGAACTCCACTATTACCGGGCGGACGATACCGGAAGTGCCGTGAAAGGCGCCCACATCGACCTCTGCATGGAGAGCCACGAGGCCGCCATCCAGGCCGGAGTCCGTACCGCTACAATCTATTTCATCGAGGAGGGAGCTATTTGACAAGAGAAGAACGTATCAAGGCATTCACGATGCGGATCGACGGCCACAACTGGCAGGAGATCGCCCGGGAAATCGGATACGCGGACTGCACCATCAAGAATGACCTGTCGGCCTGCATCCGAATCCCACCCCGGCCCCCGTCCGTGCTGTATCCGGTCATCCGAAGGTACATTGTAGAAAACTATGGCGGCGTGGTCAAGAGCTTCATTCAGGACGTGGGCGGTGTCTCATACGCCCAGGCATACCAGATGCTCTCCGGGCGATTGGCTGCCTCCAGGCCATTCCGGGACAGCGTGGCCCATCTCATGGGTATTCCCGCGGAAGATGCGTTCCGGATCGGAGGCGAGTCATGAAGCACTGCCAAATCTGTAACGCCTACTTTGACGCCCCTATGGTCCGGGAGGGCACGGACCCCACCGTATTCCCCGGCTACCGCTACCGGGAGGAGCTGTGTCCCGTCTGCGGCCAGTCCTATATCGAGGACGCCGCCGTCTGCCCCATCTGCAAAGACTATATGCCCGCTGGAAGCATCCTCTGCAAATCCTGCCGCCGGTCCCTCCTGGCCCGTTTCCGGGACTTCGCCGACACTCTCCGGGAAGAGGAAGAGGACCAGCTGGACGAGTGGCTGGACGGAAGAAGCATCAAGGAAAGGAGCGAGTTCCGGTGATCCAGTTTGATGAAAAGTCCCATACCTATACCCTGGACGGCGTGGAAAAGACCATCACCATTCCCATACAGGTCAGCGTTTCCAACATCGACCGGGAACCGCCGGAGGTAACCGTTTCCTCCGATACGCTGAAAGTCCCCGGAGGAGCCTCCCAGGAGGAGATCCGGGCACAGGTACTGGCCCTGGCCTCCGCCTCCGACACCGTCTCCCCAGGCGGAGATGAGGCCTTTGCCGGTGTTGCCGCAATCCAGTGCGAACTGGCAGCGGACGGCAGCTCTGCCGCCCTCACCGCCGCCGACCACGCCGGGAACACCTCGGAACCCAGAACCGTGACGCTGCTCTCCGCCGTCCAGCCATTGCAGCTGGGAACTCCTTCGGCTGCGCGCCAGGAGGAGAGCAATACCTTTGACCTCAGCGCTGTCCTCATTTCGGACGGCGGCCTCACTGTGACCGAAACCGGCTTTGTATGGGGCGTCATGCAGAACCCCACCCTCACCGTCAACAATGGCGCTTCCCATACCTCTGCCCCGGCGGGCAAGGGGGAGAACATCACCGCCCGGGCTGAGATCGCGGACGGGGTTTCCTACTATGCCCGGGCCTATCTCATCGCCGACGGCACCACCTATTACAGCCAGCAGATCACCTTCTCCATCGGCGCCAAAAACTACGGCACCGTCACCATCAAGAATAACGGCGGCAACACCTTTACCGTCTCCCGGGACGGCACCGACGGGGTA